GCCGATCATATCCTGATCGCCACCGGCGGCCGTCCGAGCCACCCGAACATTCCGGGCGTGGAATACGGTATTGATTCCGACGGTTTCTTCGAACTGCCGGCGCTGCCGAAGCGCGTGGCGGCGGTCGGCGCGGGCTACATCGCCGTTGAGCTGGCGGTTAACGCCAGTTACCAGGCGCGCGACTTCGGTTTCACCCCAGCCTTCCATCAGCTCAGTGAAATCAACAGGCTTGTCGCTTAACGATAATGGTTGAAACTCAGCAGCGGCCCACACCTGCTCGGCGGTAGGTGTAACAAATTCCGCGTTAACGTTAGCCGTCAGCGTCTTTACGTTCCACTCGGCCTCATACGCCGCCAGTTCCTTAAGGTCTTCTGTCAGCTTTGTTTGCCAGTCACCTGTAAGCCCCGCCAGTGCTTCTTCGAGGTCGCGTAACAGTTTATTCAGCCGTGCGGTGCTGCGACCGTCGTCGCCGAATAACAGCACCTGCCGTTTGATTTCGTCTCGCATTCCCCGAATGAACGGCGCAAGGTCTTTCACTTCACCGGATGCGGTGCGTTGCAGCCAAATCTGGTGGCTGATTAGGGATGTAAGTAAGCTCATAGATAAACCCTGTGGCGCTAAAGTTAATAGCATACTATAAGAAAGCCCCTTTCGGGGCTATATGTGAACTTACTGCTGAATGGTGTCTTGTTGCTGCGCCGACTGCGGAATCTCCCCAGCCACCTGAGTAACCGCGCCTATCGGCAGAGGCGCGTCTTCGATAGCGTTCTGAATGTCCTCGTCTGTCCAGTCAGTTACACCAGCCTTACGCAATGCTGCGTAATAAGCAGTAGCCGGTAACAGGCCAGCGTTAATATCCGCCATCCACTGAGCGCGGTCCTGGGCGGTCATTGGCTGCAGGAAGAACTCCATGTTAAGTTTAAACTCAATCTCTGTGTCTTCGCTCAACCCTAGCATCGCTGCTACCCAGCGCAACGCATCGGTATACGCCATGCTTACGTTACGTGCGATTGTAGCCATAACAGATGTGTCGGCTCCGCGTTGCAGGCGGGCGGATTCCGCGGTGATTTGCTGAGTCGGGGTGATAAGCTGCGCGCCAATCTGGATCGCCTGGTTCTCTTTATCCAGCATGTTCTGCTTGGCGAGGTTGTTCTCTCCCGCCTGAACCAGAAACGCATTACCCCCTTCACCTATGTTATGACCTGAGCGCGACCCCATGCGCACGCCGTGGGGGTTAGCCTCTTTCCACTGTTCCACGCTCATGTTCCCACCTGGGGCGATGAACAAAGTAGGCTGTCCTACAACGAAACTAGACTCTTCATTGTCCGCGCTGTTACGGAAATGCCCAATATTAAGTTCAGCCAACGGCAGCAAAGGTGCATCGTCGATAGTGGCGTCGTTGTTGCTCGCCCCAATGAACGTGAACGGTATTTTACCGCGTAGCTGTTCGCCAAGTTCCGGGAAGATTTCGATTACTTCACCCTGAGCACCACCTTCGGCATCGAAGCGGTAAATGCGCTGGCGGTAGCGACCATCAATCAGGTCAAGAACACGATACTGCTCACCGAACTTGGTTTCGAACTCTGCGCCCGGTTCTGAGTATTCCCATACCTCACGCAATACAACCATTGTCACACGGTTGACCGAACCGACGCGAGTCAGTCGCCAGTTGATGATGTTCTCAGCAGTGTAGAATGCAATGACCGGGTTTAATAATCCCGCGTTCTGTTCGGCTGCCGTTGCCGCAGCTGTCTCCGGCGCGTCCACCAGCAACCCGCCACGGCCTACCGAGTCAATCTCCATCAGCGTGTCCTGCGCGTGCTGCCACAGCCCGACACCTGAACCGTCGGCGTTGCGTAACAGGTACTCCAGTTCAGGTGGGATAATTTGCTCAGGGTCTTTGCGCATTACACTGCCGACCATCCCCGCCAGCGTTCTCTTGGTGAAGTTGTAGCAGATAGCACCGTTCTCGTATTCTTCCTGGCGCTGTGCCGCGTAGGTCGGGTCTGGTTCGTTCTTCCCGACATTACGGAGATATCGAATAAGGTCGCCTTCCAGTGCGTGGCGCACCTTCTGCCATTTATTGAAGTGATGCAGCCATTCCCGGTGTTTTGTCCTAACACCCTGATTCTGACCGTTCATAGTTAACATTGAATAATCCTCTTAAAGTGCGAAAGTCACCGGGATGTTGATTACTGGTTTAACCACCGGCATCTCATAAACTACAGGATAGCCGAGAGCATCCGCCATATGGTCGATGATGCCGTCTTTGGATGGCTCCCCGTTATCGTCGTAAGCCTGCTGCTCCAGCGTCTTGGCTATCTCAGGGCATAAGTGGTCGTTAACCCACAGCTTACCTTTTTCCAGTGCGGTATTCACGGCCAAAACACGGTCTTTAACCGGGGGGTTGGCCGATTTAGCGCGAACATCAAACCCAGCCTGCTGGAGTAACGCAATATCAGAGATTGACGCTGAGTTGGTTTTGCGGTTCTTGCCGCTGGCGTCGGGGTAAACGACGATACGGTGGCCTTGCGACTTCCACTTCTCGGTAATTACGCGCACGGTGTCCGGCGTATCGAACAGGCCTTTCAGTTCTGCTACCGCGTGCCAGCCGTCTTTACGCTGCACATACACGGCGCTGGCGTTCTTCGTAACGTTGAAGTCCTGACCGATATACAACGTGTCTCCCGGTTGAATTGTCTCTTTGCTTCGGTGCTTACGGCGGTCATAGGCGTAGTACACGCTGCCGGAGGTCAGGTTGACGAACTCACCGTTCAGATACGCGTTAATCAGTTGCGCCGGGTAGGTCTCGGTCAGCGAGCTAATGTAATCCGGTGGCAGGAATCGCGCATTCTCGTGTGTTGAAGCCTGCACCATCGAGTAACTTGGCGTCGGATTCTCTTTGAACTTGGCATAGACGAACTTGAACCCTTCCGGCGTCGTGGTGACGGAGATGTGGTTGGTTACACCAGGAATAACAAGACGCATACGCGCTACGATTTTGTTCCACGCCAGCTCGGCTTTCTCGCGGCTCAATACGTCCAGTTCATCCACGACAGCTGCGGCGATTTTGAATCCGACGATAGAGCCAGGGTTATCCATCGAACGGCAGATAACAGTCCCTAGCACCGTCTTACCGCGAGTAACCACAACCTCTTTGTCGCCAGATTTAACCAGCACATCAAGACCAAGCAGGTTAGCCGCTTCCTCGAATGTTGGGTAGAAGATGTCACGTATGGCTGGGTATGTCGGGCCGAAGTAGCCCAGGCGCGTACCGGGGTGCTTAAGCATGAACGTAAGCAGGTCCAGACAGCCAACAAATGTCTTGCCACTACCGAAGCCGCCGACATAGGCTTTGTATTTATTATCGCAATTCAGGAACAGTGCCTGTGGTGCGGATAGCTGAATACTCATTCCTCTACCTCGCCCATGTTCGTGGTAACGATTTTACCTACAGGCTCCGCAACACTGAAAATAATCTCGGTTGGTGCTGTTTCTTCGGCGGATTCAACTGGTTTCTCTTTGCTGAGGCCCAGTTTCGCGGCAGCGAACGTAGCAGAGATACCCGCGGCCCCTGTCTCAGTGAAGTATGCCTCTTCCAGTGCCTGCGCCGTTTCATACGCTTCGGCAAATGCGGGAATCTCACGCAGCCACAGCTTAATAATAGGGATAGTGACGCCGATATGTAAGGCGAAGCGGGCCAGTGATGGTGGTTTATCTTGAATCAGCGGGCGTTCGTCACCCTTAGACGTAGGCACTAGTTCCCATGACGTGCGGTCAAAGAACCTGATTAGTTCGTCGCAATAGTCCGGGTCCCACAATGCTGCGGAATTACGGGATGATTGATAAAGGCTCTGTTTACCGCGCGGTCGTTTACGGCGACGGTTTGCGCTAACAGCTTCTTCATGCGCAGCTTGCACCACCTCTGGCGATGGCTGCTTGAGTTTCAGCTTCATAGAATCCCCTTGCATATGCGTCTGACCATCAGAGCGCACCAGACGCGCCCTACGCGTCTAAAGGGATTATATAAGGGGATTGGGTGGGATGTACAGAAAAGCCCTCCGTAGAGGGCTTGTGTTAGATTTCGGTGTACCCTTCTTCGAATGCTTTACCTGGCGAAATAGAGGCGTAGCCATCCTCGTATACTACGTAGTAATTATCAGGCGTTACCTGGTGGCGCTCCATAAATTCTCGCGTAACTTCCACTACGTCTCCAGTGTCACCTACAATGCGGTAATCGTATCGTTTTTGCTCAGCATTATAAAAGAATGTGCAGTATTCGATACGCATTGCGGATACTTCTTTATGACATTTATATTTTTTCACGTTTAATCTCCGTTAGTTATAAACACGGTGTCGTGGTGCTCTTTTACCGTCGCCGTCGTAATGGTCGTTAGCTACGGCTATAGTCCAGGCGTTAGGGATGATTAGTATCCGCGCCCCCCGCTCTCCTTTCGCGTACTACTGGTTAATAACTTATCCTGCAAAATCATAACAGCATCAGCCATGATTTGTACGTGCCACAAATCTTTATCAGGGTACGGCAGTTTGTTAGGGTCGGACGACGATACACAGGTTGTTATCTTGGACCGCATAATGTCGATAAGAGTCAATAATTGCTTTTCATCACCACATTGAAGCACTAAGCTGACAAGTGTTTCATATTCAGCGTTCTTTTCATCAACCGGGCTTTGTTTAATACCACAACATCTGCAAGGTTTCATCTCACTCATTCCCCGCTCTCCCCTTTAGCAATGCGTTGCTCAGTTTTAGTGATACCTCGGCGCGTGAATAAAACCGGGCTTGTCTTAACATGCGTCATCAGACGATTGTTATAAATTACATGGCGCTCGCAGTTAACGTCTTTGCTGTACTTGGCAATCGTCATTTCGTTGATGCCGGTTTGTCGGCATGTCTCCGCCATTGTGCCGAATTCTTTAATCAGGTTCGGAATGCTGGTAATCATCCTAAGAAATTCCTCGTTGTCCACATCGCATTCGGATATTTGTTATCGCGGTCCTGCACTACGGCAACCATGTTACCTCGTTGCACCAGGCAGAAGTGCCGCTGTTGCTCGCCGTTGTAGCGCCGCCAGATTGCTTCTTCGATTGCTGCGTTGATGTCACTAAACATACCCGATACCCCACGTAACTAACATTCCAACCGCTACACCAATCAGAATTGATACTGTTGTATTCCGCTGGCTACGCAAAGTCTCGGCGTTCTCCAGAATGTCGCGAACACGTATTAAGTGTTCAATCTCCAGTTTCGCAGCGGTCAGCTCCTGTGTTGCTTTTGAATATTTACCGTTAATCTTATCCAGCGCCTTCTTAAGGTCTTTGTTGTTCTTCTTGAGTTGTTCAATCTGTTCCATACTTACCCCACTATCTCATCGCCAAGCCACGCCGTTTCTCGTATATCATCGACCACACAAGCGGCGTGCTCCCGGCTAATTGCAAAAATGTAGAAGCTGAACTTCTTCCCGTCGGCGTCGATGTGGTTAACAGAGTACGGTTTCCACAGGACGCCATCAATAACTACTGGTTTAAGCGACTCCATACGCTTTACCGCATTTAATGCACGTGACTCGATGTAATCCACCGACCACATGTAGGCAGTAATCGTGCCCGCAAGGCTTTTCGTCCGCTTTCAACTTATCAAGCAACAGCTTAAACGCCTCCAGTTGAAATTCACCGTTAATTGACAGTTGCCCGCCTAACGTCTGTTTCTCCGACTCTAGCACCAGAATACGGCGTTCGAGTGATGCGATTGTGATTTTAGGCATTGGTACCACCTTTGTTCAGGTTGAAGCGGTTAATCAGCTCACGGCGTGTCTCATAAAGCGACTCAACCATTTGCTCAGCTACAGCGATTTTAGTATTCAGGACGTACATCACGTGACCGATGTCTACGCCGCTGTTAACAGCCTCTACCATCATCTTTTCATATTCACGGTCTGTCATTTTTACGCTCTCCCCACATGCGATTGAGATACTTGTTCTTGTCCGGCCCGGGGAAACTGTTACGTTTCATCAGTTCCTCGCGTGTCGGGAACGGGGTGTGACTGACTTTACGGCCTACACGTAACGGTTGGCTTACTTGACCTTGTTCACTCATTTTGTTAACTCCATCAATTTAGAGGCCAACTCTTTCGCCTGCTCGTGGGATAAAAGCAACCCCTCTTCGTTAATATAAATACAAATATCACCATCGTCCCATGCGACTATTTCACCAATATCTCCCGCCTTGTCCTTAAAGATATAACAGTCGCAGTGCAAATCTCTTTCGTAGCTAAACATGCTCATTTCTTCTCTCCTGCATAAGCTGCTTTCAGTGTCTGCATCGCAGCGAACCAGAACGCGGCAGCCGGGATGCTGTTGCTCAGGTTACTAACGGCGATGCGTGCCATCAGTTGCGCGTCTTCGAATGCTTCGATATCTGTGATTTTCATTATTCGGCCTCCTCGCGGTTTAACGCTTTAACGGTGATGACTATATCAAGAGGATTTATGCGTGTTAGATACCCATTTACATCAACCTTAAGCCAACCGCTTCCATATACTCCAGCGTCCACGTGCGCTTCAGCGATAGCATCTATGTTGTTTGTCCTCATACGTAATGCTTCATTCTGCCACTTAGTGTCTTGCATCTTCTCTACTCCGTTCTCGTTGTCGATGGAGTAAATATAATAGGGTCGAAGGTAATAGTCAACTAGTCATTACAGAAAATAGATAAAAAAAATCCCGGCTGGGTCAGGGCCGGGATAAAACTGGAGAGCAGATGGATGGAACAGGAGGTGATTTAAGTATCGTCGGATTGGTCTTAAGTGTCAATTGGTAAAATAAAACCCGGATTCGCGGTCCGGGTTTCGGTCATAAGCCCTGAACCCTATGCAGTCTCCACCGCTTGGGCTGCTGCTTCGGGTTTACCGGGGCTTAGAATGCAAGCACAAGCAGCGGAGATTATATCAACCTTTCACCGCGCGTCCAATAGCCTCAGCCTCCCGCCACTGTTTACCGTCGAACAGCGCCAGACGACCCGCAACACGGCGGCGGAGGCCCAGCACAGGCTCTAGCTTACCTGTTTTCGGGTTGCGCTGGTTAATGAACTGACTCATCTTGTGCCGTAAAGTAGGGATGTCGCCTTGCCGTAGCGCCTTACCGGTCCCGGTATTAGCGGCGATAACACCTGTCCCCGCGTTAAACACCAGGTCAACAACAGCGTCAAACTGAGCCTGGGTCAGTGAGTGGTGCGCGACTTCATCGACGGCTTTCACTGCCCACTGCATGTCGCGGTTCAGTAGAAGAAGACCCTGGCCTTCAGTAATCTTCTGGCCTTCGTACACATCTGGACCGGTATGACCCCAGCCTATAGTCCAGTACTTCTCGTTCTTTGTGGCTTTGTAAGCAGTTCCGCGAAACTTCTCCCACGCTTTCTTGAACTGCAGTCCATTATCTGAAATGTTTCGAGACACGCTTATGTCCTCCGTATGATAGCCACGCCTGGCGAATCTGGCGCAGCGCAACTAATGTGATTAATGTTTCTGGCAGCGTAGGTGACATGCTACCCTGTAACAGGTGGATACATCCGGCGGCGCAGACGATAGCGGTCAGGATATAGAGCACCCGGCCGAACAGCCCGTCGTCAACGCTGGGATGATACACATTAAACAGCGATGTGCCTCCGATTGCCAGCATACCGCCGAACCAGAATAACTCATTCATCTGTGCCTCCTCGACGTGCGATGTATTCTCCGGCGACGATACCGGATAGACGGGAATAGATAGGCATCCAGAGAATAGCGATAATGAAGCCCAGGCCGGCTATCTCACGCTCACCGGTAATGCCAAACCATTGCGCTGCGAGAGGTGCACCAAATACGGCGCAGGTGAAGCCAGTTGCAATAAAGCAAAAGCCGTCGATAGGGCCAGAAATAACGGACTTATGTTGTCGTAGCCCGATTACCCCTCCGGCTAGCGCGGCAGCGAGAAGCCAGCCTGTCACTGTTTCAGTAAATTTATCCAAGATGAATCCTCCAGGTGCGTATTAAGTATGCAGTAACTGGAGGATACCACGGGTAGGAATTATCTTAATAACGGTTTATTTATGTCTCCAGATGTATTGTCGTCTCTGCGGTTTCGTCGGAATATCATCGTATCCCAGCGATTTCCAGTAATTAAATATCCGATTAGCGATAGCGGCACGTTCCTGTGTTTTAAACTCCCCGAGGTTCACGGCCTTCCCGTTCTGGAATCCACAGGAGCGGACAGCTTTGCGTCTGGCCTGAATCTCGGGGTACAGCGCGTTACCCCGACGCTTGCATATCTGTGTTTTAGCTCTCGGTGACAGCGGCGAGAGGCCGCTTCGTTTCAGGATGTCAGTTGCAAGGCTCATTTCTTCCACCCCTGGTAAGCCTGCCAGATAGCGCTATTCATTAACTCCGGTTTGCATGAGTCCTGATACTGTTTGGCTTTTATGAAGTGCCCAACAATCATTCGGTACTTGGCCTCTAGCGCGGCGTAGTCTTCGTAGCTTACATAACGCCCTTCATGCGAGTCCGGGACAGGCGTTATATCTACTGCACCCGCAAAATCTTCTGTTAAGTCATATCGTACGACCATAATCACTTCTCCTGTTTACCAATGCGTTTAGGAGAGCAGATAGCGCGCACCTCTGAATCGTTGGGCTTGTCGCCCTGGAACAGGAAGTGCGCGTTCTCTGCGTTGCGTGCCGCAGCCTGGCACGCCTCCAGTGAGTAAAACGTTTCTGATGCCGCTAGTTGCATCTGGCCAGCAGACAGTACCCAGATAAATAAGATGCTGGTCATCTTAGTTTAGCCCCGCAATCCAGACACTTTTTAGTAAAACCCGGCGCAAAACCCTTACGCAAACCAACGGTATTAGTGTGTCTGCAATCAATTAATTCGGCTTCTTGCTTACCGCATTTAGCGCAAACGAAGTAGTCACCTTTTTCATCAAGCACCCAATCATGCGCACATTCCTGAGCACCTTCTTTACAGCAACCGGATTGCCCGCCTTTGCGTGCAAGTTTGTATGCCTCTGCGTCACCCGTAGCCTTGACCAATGCCAGATGTAACTCCTTAATCTGCGCCGACGCATCACGTAACTGATTCTTAAGTGACTGCACCTCATGCGCCAGGTCTTCGCACTGTTGCTTGTACGGGTTGTTCGTCAGCTGCTGCCGTAGTTGGTTAAGTAGAAACTCGATTGCTGCGTCGTTGTTATTCACCATCACCTTCCCCTTCTTCATCGATTAACTCAAACTTACCGTTCGCGTGCTGTATAGCTTCTTGTCCGCAATAATCACATACAACGAGTTTATCGAAGCCATCAAACTCGTCACCGACAACGCAAGATAGTACGAATTTGTGTTCGGTACATACCTCCTGCCGCGATAGGAAGATTGCGCTAACTGACCCTGCTATTGCTTTAATTAGGTTCATCTTCTGTCTCTCCTCTCGTTTCGTTTCGATAACTGAATAGTAGTCTATTATATCTTAGTGTGCAAGTAAATTTTATTGGCGTTTGTATTGTTGCATCTCCTGCAATAGTAGCTTCGATTGTTGCGTTTGGTGAAATAGAACAAAAATGAGAAAAATGATACGCTGCTGTGTAGCAGCGTAAGTCACTCAGTAAAATCCCAAACTATTGAACATCACACTTCCGGCGGCTCTGGTAAGGGCGCCCAGTGTGTTATATGTGTCAATTAGTCGCATGTTTACGTACCCAGGCGATGCGCGCCGGATTTAGGTGGATTGTCTCATCGTCGCACTCAACGTCATAGTTGCGTTCGCCGCAGTTAAACGGGTAGCCCGAATCTAACCCGGCGTTGATAAACTGTGCTTTCAACTCCAGGCGCAGAGCACGGGGGTTGTAACCTTTATCATCGGCCCATTTATGTAATGCGAAACATAGTCCGGTGCAACACGTGAATACGCCATTGTTAGCCGCGCCAGCATCAAGCCACGCAGCGTAGTCTTTATAGAATGCTTTAAGTTCTTCGCTCATACTTCATCCCCTTATTCATCACAGCCTGCGCACCAGCTTTCCACGCCCTCCACGCGAGACGCGTCTTAACGTTCAGGTACTCTTTCTTCGAACCCTTATTAACGGGCAGACCCTCGACGACGGCCCACCGTTCAAATGCCTCTCTCATACCAACCCCATCTTCTCTTTAACGTACACCCAAAACTCACCGCAGTACCAGCACCACATAAGATTAGGTGTCTCGCGAACCCAACCGTAATCCCCGCGTGCGCGAATCGGGATAATGCCTTTAGTGGAATAATGACCTGTCCGCAGAAACTCAGGGTAGATCGGAAGAGCACACGTCTGAACTC